TCATCCTCTGCAAGGCCCCCCAGGTCGGCGCCACGGAGTCAGTCCTGAACTGCCTGGCCTACGCCATCGACCGGGACCCGGGGCCGGCCCTGTGCGTTTACCCCGACGAATTGACGGCGAAGGAGAACTCCCAGGACCGCATCATGCCGATGATCAAGAAGTCGCCCCGGCTTCGCGGCTACCTGACCGGCCAGGACGACGACGCCTCGATCCTGCGGATCGGGTTCCAGCACATGCCGGTTTATATGGCCTGGGCGCGCTCGGCGGCGCGGCTGGCCAACAAGCCGATCCGCTTCCTCATCTTCGACGAGGTGGACAAGTACCCGGACACGGCCGGCAAGCGGGAGGCGGACCCGATCTCCCTGGGCGAGGCGCGGACGACCACCTTCCGCCACAACCGGAAGATCTGGAAGATCTCCACGCCGACGACGGAAACGGGAAATATCTGGAGGGCCCTCACCACCGAGGCCCAGGCGGTCTTCGACTATTGGGTGGTCTGCCCCACCTGCGGCCACGAGCACCGGATGTCCTTCGGGCAGATCAAGTGGGCGCACAAGGAGGAGCCGGGTCCGGACGGCAAACGGCACTCCGAGGATCCGGAGACGATCGAGGCGGAGAAGCTGGCCTGGTACGAGTGCCCCTACTGCGCCGCCGAGTGGAACGACTACGACCGCGACCTGGCCGTCCGCCGCGGCCGCTGGCGGGACCGCGAGACGGAGCAGCCCATCGGGGAGTACCTGCGGGACAGGCGGCCCGTAAAGATCGGATTCCACATCCCGTCGTGGATCTCGCCCTTCGTCTCCTTCTCCGCCGTGGCGGCGTCCTTCCTGCGCGGGCTGACGGACATGGCGAAGTTCAAGGACTTCCACAACAAGCACCTGGCCGAGCCGTGGAAGATGGTCGTTGTCTCGAAGAACGAGGACCAGATCCTCTCCGCCCGGTGCGATGTCCCGCAGCAGACCGTACCGGAGGCCGCCGTCGCGCTCACCTGCGGCGTGGACGTCCAGAAGGACGGCTTCTGGTTCGCCGTGCGGGCCTGGTCGCCCTCGCTCACGAGCTGGCTGATCCACTACGGGTTCCTGGCGACCTGGGAGGACGTGGAGCGCCTGGTCTACGACACTTCCTACCCAGTGGCCGGCCGCGAAGGCAAGACGATGCGGATTTTCCGGGCGGCCGTCGATACGGGCGGCACGGGGAAGTACGAGGACATGACGATGACCGAGGAGACCTACCTCTGGATCATCCAGAACCGGGGCCGTGGCGGCGTTTCGCTCTGGGGGACGAAGGGCGCCAGCGCGCCGCTGCCGGGGATGCTGAAGCTCGGCCCGGAGAACCTGACGACGGCCTCCGGCAAGAAGCTCCCCGCCGGGATCCGCATCCTCTCCGTGGACACGGACAAGGCCAAGGACCAGTACCATTATCGCCTGCAGATGGCCTCCGCCGCCGACACGCGGGAGCTGCCCGGCGCCGGATTCCTCCACGCCGACACGGGCATGGACTACGCCCGGCAGATCCTGGCGGAGCGCAAGGAGCTTGACGAAAAGGGCCGCGAGCAGTGGGTGAACGTCCACCAGCGTCCGAATCACCTCCTGGATGCGGAGACGTTAGCGGCGGCCTGCGTCGAGATGGAGTTCCCCGGCGGAGGACTGCGCCTCATCGCATCCCGTTCGGCGGGCGACGGGGCCGCGCCCGCGGCCGATCCCGCCCGCAAGCGCCCGGAAGGCGGGATCCTGAAGCGGAAGACGGGATGGTTTCGGAAATAATGGCGGACTGTCAGAGCAAGCATATCCTCTGGACGGCGGAAGTGATCGCAAAATATCTCGGCGTGTCCAGAAACAAGTTCTACTCGCTCGTTCAGATGGGCCTGCCGGCCGTGGTTATCGACGGCAAATGGTGCGCCCACTCCGAGAATCTGGAGGCCTTTTTCCGGGCCGGGACAGGCAAGCCGTCGAAGAAGATTCCCGAGGACGCGGAGTGAAATAAAAACCATGTCAATACCCTTTTTCTGTTCAAACAATACCCTTTCTCTGTTCAGAATCGTCCCGTCTGCGTTTTTCCCGAAAAACCCGTGATACTGTCGATGCCAGTCAAGCCACCACTTTATCCGGGGTCTGAATGGCACATCCCGAACCTCTTGAAATCATCGCCGGCGACACCCTGACCTGGATTCGGCGCGATGTCGAAGCGGCCTATGAAAACGACGCGGGCGAGATCCAATACGAGGATATCAAGGCCTCCGAAGGATGGACGCTGAAATATGTCGCCGTCGGCCAGTTAGGCTCCATCACCATCACGGCAAGCGCCGACACGGACGACCCGGACGATTTCTGCTTCACCGCCACCGCTGCGGTAACGGCGGCTTACGTCGTCGGAGACTACAAGTGGCAGATCGTCGCCACGAAAACCACCACCCGCTACACCATCGATTCCGGCGTTGTCTCCGTAACGGACAACATCGCCGGGCGCAGCGCCCTCTATGACAACCGCAGCCACGCAAAAAAAATGCTGGATGCGATCCAAGCCGTTCTCGAGGGGCGCGCGACCTCCGATGTGGCGCAGTACAGCATCTCCGGCCGCAGCATCGTGAAAATGCCCATTTTAGATCTGTTGAGGATGAAGGCGCTTTATGCGGCGGAGTATGAATCCGAACAGGCGGCCGACCGGATCGCCGCCGGCCTGAATCCAGGCAACAAGATCCGGACCCGTTTCATCTGATGGAGCCGACTCGATGCAGTTGATCGACAACCTTCTGGCCCGTTTCGGATATGTCAACCGCGCCTCCATGCGCGCCGCCCGCCGCGATTACGATATCGCCCGCATCGACAACCTGACCAGCAGCTTCCGCGCGCCCGTGACGACCGGCGACGCGGAGCTGCGCTATTCCCTTGTGACGGCCCGCGCCCGCTCCCGCGAGCTGGAGCGGAACAACGATTACGCGCAGAAGTACCTCAAGATGTGCGAGGTCAACGTGGTCGGCCGGGCCGGATTCACCCTGAAGAACCTCGCCAGGGACCCGAACGGGACCTATGACCGCGTCGCCAACGACCTGATCGAGTGGGAGTGGTGGCGCTGGGGCCGCAAGGGGAACTGCACCGTGGACGGCCGGTTGTCGTTCCTGGGCGTCCAGAAGCTGTTTATCCGCACGGTCGCGCGCGACGGGGAGTTCCTGGCGCGGATCATCCGCGGGTTCGACAACCCCTGGCGGTTCGCCCTGCAGATCCTGGAAGGCGACATGCTCAACGAGGCCCACAACGTCGAGGCCGGAAACGGGAAAAACAAGATCCGAATGGGCATCGAATACGACAAGTGGAACCGCCCCGTCGCGTACCATTTGCGGACCCGGCACCCCGGGGACGGATACATGACCATCAACGCCGGGACGCAGCAGGAATCTGTCCGCGTCCCTGCCGCCGAGATCATCCATTGCTACGTCCCCCAGCGGTCCACGCAGGGGCGCGGCGTACCCTGGATGCACACCGCCGCCCGCCGCCTGAACCAGGTGGGCGAGTACGAATACGCCGAAGTGGTCGCCGCCCGCATGGGGGCCTCCAAGATGGGCTTCTACGAGAAAACGGACCCGATGGCGATCGGGGCGTATCCCGGCATGGATGCCTCGGACGAGGCCGGCAACCCGATTTCCTATGTCGAGGCCGGGCAGATCGAGAAGCTGCCGGCGGGATACAAATTCACAGCCTACACCCCGGATCATCCGACGGCGCAGTATGCCGATTTCATCAAGGGGAGCCTGCGCGGCGTCTCCGCCGGGATGAATGTCAGCTACAACGGCCTGGCCAACGACCTGGAGGGCGTCAACTTCAGCTCCATGCGGGTCGGCGCCATCGACGAGCGCGACAACTGGAAGACGATCCAGGGCTGGATGATGGAGGACTTCCTCGATCAGGTGTACGCCTCCTGGCTGGAGATGCTCCTGCTGACGAACCGCACCAGCCTGCCCTATTCCAAATACGAGAAATTCAACGCCCCGGACTGGCGGGGGCGGACCTACGACTGGGTGGACCCGGAAAAGGACATCGAGGCCGAGCTGAAATGCGTCCGCGCGAAGTGGAAGACCGAACGGCAGGTTGTCCTGGAGCGGTTCAACATGGACCTGGAGGACCTTTACGCGCAGATCGCCCAGGATGAGGCCCTGAAAAAGAAATACGGGATCAAGTCCGATTTCGGCGAAACCGTCGGACGCCTGACCGGAAAAGACCCCGCGAAGCCCGACGGGCCCGGGAAGGAGAGCGACGGGGAAGAAGGAGGAGAGGATGAAGAATAAACGCAGGAAAGACATGCGGTCGATCCGAATGGGGACCATGAACCGCACGGCGCATTTCGACGAGCGGACTTTCGATTTGGAAGCCCGCACGGTGGAGCTGTCGTTCTCCTCGGAAGAGCCTTACGAGCGCTACTGGGGAGTTGAAATACTGGGTCACAACCCGGACGAGGTGCGCCTGGGCCGGATCAACGACGGCGGCGCGTTTTTGATGGACCACAACACCCGCGACCAGGTGGGCGTTGTCGAGAAATCCTGGATCGATCAGGCCACCCGCAAAGGGCGGGCGCTGGTGCGCTTCGGAAAAAGCGCGCGGGCCGCGGAGATCTTCCAGGACGTGGTGGACAGCATCCGCCGGAACGTCTCGGTCAGCTACAGCGTACTCAAGATGAAGCTGATCAAGTCCGAGGCGACCGACGGGGGGAAATCCAGCATCGAGACCTATCGCGTGGTCGATTGGGAGCCGCTGGAGATCAGCCTGGTCAGCGTCCCGGCGGATGTCACCGTCGGCGTCGGCAGGGACGGCGGGGAGCAGGAAAGAGAAGTCGCAATTGAAATTCCACAACAGGAGGAAAAAGACAACATGAAAAAGTGCAATATCTGCGGCGCCGAATATGACGGCGTGGAGTGCCCCGTTTGCGCGAGGGCGAAAGAAGCGGCGCAGCGAGCCGCACAGGATGCGGTCAAGGCCGAACAGACCCGCGTCTCCGAGATCATGGCCATCGCCAAGAAACACGGCCTGATCGAGGATGGCGCACGATACATTTCGGAGGGGAAAACCGTCGCGGAATTCAAGGATTTCGTGATCGGGAAGCTGACCGCTTCACCGGACGACATCGACCCCGACGCCGGACCGGAAGGGAGGACGCACATCCCCGACCAGCCGATTTACCGCGGCAGCCCGGCGGCGATGCTTGGGCAGCAGCTCATGGACATCCGGACCATGTCGCGTCCGGACAGCCACCGCGCCTCCGACGTGGCCGCCGCCCGCAGCCGGCTGGAAAGGGCGCAGCGCCGCCACGAGGTCATTC